GCTGTGAGTGTACCAACCTGATCAGTTGTGACCGCTGCTGTGTCTGTAAATGTTGTTAATAATTTTTCTGTGGGTTTGATACCTGCACCAGCTAATTTGATGTAGGCGTTTGTTAGTTCATCAACACTAAATTGTGTTCTTGTAGCAAAACTTTGTATACCTTTAAAGGCTTTTCCGCCTTCTTTTGCACTACCTGTAACACTGTTAAGTGTGTCACGGAAATCTTCAAACTTTGCTGTTGTGCTGACTATACTTTTTACAACAGTGCCAGTAAAGATGCCTGCAAGAGCAACCCCAACAGTTTTCATACTTGCGGTTAACCGCTTGCTTGCTTTTTCTGTATTGTTTATACTTTTATTGATACGACCAAGCGGACCGCTTGATCGGTCCGTTGCTTTTACTATCAGTTCGTATGTTGTAGCCATAACTCAGCTTCTCCCTTATTTGCGACCGCCTCTTGCTGTCGACTTTGAAGATCTCCTTTGTTGTTCGGCTACATATTCAAAGTACTTTACCCATCCTTTGAACTCATTTGTATTTATACGATTGTGTAACTCCTCGACTGTCATACCTAAGTCTAATGCCAACTTGTAGCTAAACATAGCAGTCGAGGATTCACTTAGTTTTTTATAGCGTCCTCGTATTCTGCTTGCATATCATTCATTTCTGTGATTACACGCAGGATAACTTTGGGATCTGCTACACGCATTAGTTTAACTTTGTCACTAGAGTGAAACAATGCTTCGCCTTTGTCATCTTTTGATTTCTGAATCAAGGTAACAACCAGTGCTTCGGTTGTTTTACCTGCTTGTGTTAGCTCAATAACTTTGGCTTCTTCTGCCATAGTAGTTGCTGGCTTCCACCAAATCTTTTCGTCCCATTCAGGAACTTCAATAGGACCTTGTAGTCCATTCGCTAAAACATTGTTATAATGTGTTTCTACTTTGTCAATTAATCTTGTCATCTGTTTGATCGCCTTGTCATGTATACTGCCCTATCAACGGCAGGTTTTACTATTGGACCACGCTTTTTACCGCCTCTTGCCGGAACAACACCATCTAATATACCGATATAGGGGACACGGTTTTCAATAATGTTTCTGTCACTGCCCAATTTAAATTTTCTGAGTAACTGCCAGCCAGCTCTTGCTCGCCCAGTGCGAACAGGAGTGAGTGCCTTTGCTACATCATTAATATTTATTGTCAATACTTCAACACTACGCTCGAAGAATGTGCGTATGTCCTGTTGGACTGCGGCTGCCGAGCGTAGTGTCTTCATTTTATATTACGATACTTTACCGTAATTAAGTGGACCATTACCATCAAAGTTAAGTGTGAACTGTGTCGCACCGTCGAATGATTGTGTTCTTGATACACTTGTTACAATTGCTGTGCCTGAGTAGTACAGGTCAGTAGATGCTTCGCCTTCTGGATATAATTCGAAGTCGATCTCTTGACCAGCACGGACTACAGGGTCAACACTGTCAGTGTGGTTCATTTTTGCATCGCTGTTATCCCAATATCCCTCAACAGTACCTGTGAAAGAGATGAATGTAGGAAGAACTTCGCGAGCATTTGAACTTGAATCCATTGATGTAACATCGATTGTCTCTGTTGTTTCTTCTAGTGTGAAACTTGTTACATTAAGGATGTCTGCAGGCGTACCGTTAGTTACATCTAACTTTACGATTCCGTCTAAGCCTTTATTAGCTGCCATTTTATTGTTTCCTTGTAATTACAAAGATACTCTTGTATCTTAAGGTTTTGCCCGATCATAGTGGTATGTTGCACTAAACACTATTGCACCATGGCCGTAAGGTTCAGCACTATCAATTTCTCTGGTTAATACTTCTGTAACACCGCTGTTAAACAGTACACCGCCAAATGTTCTATCCTCTTCTAACTTTCTTTCGATTGCTTCAAAGATTAAGTTCCTCTGACTGTCTCTGTCTTCGCCATGTACAACTATATTGATTAAGAATTCAATAGTTGCTGTTCTTGAGCCACTGTCACCAGTGTGGAAATCAGCACGAGTTTCATCAGCTGTCTCTACTAGTAAATGCGGGAAAGATGTTCGAGCCAACTCATCCACGCTTTTAGGTTCTCTGGTTATACTTTTGACATACCTAATTTCCGTAAGTTTGTCCATTAAATATACTGCAATAGTCTCTCTGTTACTCATTATCTATACACCCTTGTTTTGTTAAAGCGATTAATTTCGCTTTCCTGTATGACATCATCTGCGTTGCTGTCATACTCTACACCCACGGCCATTTCTTCTTTTATTTCTTCAAAGTATCTTTCTTTGTAAAAAGATATTTTGTTGGTAAAAGAATCATCGCCACGGAAGGGTGAAAGACGAGGTAGGATATATCTATACATTGCAAGATATATTGTGCTATGCTTCCACTGTGATGAGGTCAACAGACTATCATCAAATGTTGCACCTACACTTTTGTATATCTGGCTATAACTGCTTCTTTGCGATTGGTTAAACCAGTGTACTTCAATGTAGCGTTTTACATCGGATGTAGCTTTTGCAAGTTCGTCACCAAAGTCTTCAACACCATGGTCAAAGATTTCAGTACCCACAAGTTCCATTAGATCATCATTTGTTGCATAGTTACTCATCCTACCTCTCCTTTATTAAAGTGCTGAGTCAGATGTTAGTTTAACAATTTTAGCTTGGTCAAGAAGTCCAGCACCAAATGCTGCTGATGCAACGATTTCAAAGCCACGAAGTGATTCGTCTCTTTGTGTTGCAATGCGTAAATCACGCTTCATTACCATACCAATAGCTGCTGGGTGGAATACTGCACCAATTGCATCATCTGAACCGTCTACATCAATTGATGCTGATTCATAACAATCAATACCGAATAGTCTACCGATGAAATATTCACGGCCTACTTGTTCCGCCATTGCACTATCACTAAACGAACCACCTGCGTTTACAAGTGTTTTCTTTACATTGTACGCTTGGAAAGGTGATAGTACTGCTACCATACCTTGTGGTACACTGTTGTTGCGTAGTGTTGCTGCTGCTTTTAGTAGGTGGTCTGCTGTCATTTCTGCGCCTGCGCCTGGGCCTACTTCTGTTGATGCTGATGTGAATAGATCAACGATTGTTTCATCCATTGCTTGTGCAAGAGCGTCACCAAGTACACGACCTGTGTCTTGTGCTACTGCTAGCGGTGATGATTCTACAACGATATCCTGGATTGTTGCCATTTTACCGAATTCAGCTGCTGCAATATCAACTGCTGTTGCTGATACATCTTCGTTAGATAGATCTGCGCCTGCTGCTAATGCTGCTACTGCTGAGCCTTTTGGATATACAGGTACGCTTGCTGTCATACCTGGTGTTCCTTGCATGTTGTATACTGTTACAAGATTACGCAATAATGCGTTTTCGTTGAAAGTAAACTGTGCTGCTTGTGTAATATTTTCAAAGATTTCACCGTTGGTGTTACCTAGATCAATTTCATTTGCCATTTTTAAATTTCCTTATTTGTTCAGGAAGGATCTGTTTTGTCCTACATCAAATCTACTTTTGTAAATCTTACGATGTTCAGGATCATTCATATTCAGATCCGATAACTTTACCTCTCTTGAGGCTGCTGGTGTACTATTACCAGTGCTGCCTGTTCCTGCTGGTTGAGCTGCACGGAAGTACGGGTTTTGATTTAAGAATTCCTGTACTGCTGCATCAACACCCAGTGCTTCTGCTGTTTCAGTATTGTATCTAACTTGTCCATCTGCATCAAGAACCTCTACTTGATTGCTTTCACCAAGGCGAATATTCGCTCTTAGTAGACTTGCTAAATGTTCAGGATTGACGGCACCATGTTTAGCTGCGCTATTCAATAATGCACCCTCAATATGAGTTTTATGCAAATCACCAGTCAATGCCGATATTTTGGCATCATATTCTGACTTTTGCTGACTCAATAATTCCTCAAATTTTTCACGCTTCATCATACTCTTGCGTTGTTCGTCTGCTTGCTGTTCTTTTAATGTGCGATATTCATCCACATCAATACCGTCGTATTTCTTTTCAACTTGCTTGAGACGATTCTGGATAATTTTATCCACATCCTCTTGAGTAAATGTTCGTGTTTCAGCCTGGTTGTTTTCTGTTTCCTGAACTTGTGGAGAGCCAGTCTCTTCACGGTCAGTAGCTTGTGCGATGTTTGTTTCTTCGTCCATCTTAAACGATCTCCTTCGAAGGGATCAAGCGTTTTGGGGGTAATCGTATACCACGCTTGTTGTATAGTTATTTATGCTGAGTCATCTGCACCGATCACCGGCACATTCATTTCCTCATGATCATCTGCTATACTTTGTAATACTTCTTGTAGATCTTCTTCATCATCAATCAGTAGTTTTGCAATTTGATCGTGCATATAATGTACAAATGCATCGTGTGGCACTGTTTCCAATGCTTTACGATACAGTTCTAAATCACTATGTTTGTCTCTTAAATCAAAGTTCTTCTCATAGTGTATCTCAAATTCATCTGGTTGGTTTATACCCTGCCAGTTGAACCATTGTTTCCAAGCCCACTCTTCTGCTCTCTCTAACATACCTGCACGGTCTGATAGTTTAGCATT